CTAATATCTAAGCACTTGACCAGGATAAATCAGATTAGCGTTTTTGATGCCGTTTGTGCTGGTTAAATGTCCAACAGACGTGCCCAATCGACTAGCGATTGTGCTTAGGTTATCACCCGATTTTACTGTGTAGGTTTTGGCTGCTTGTGCTGGAGTACCTTGTCCAAATCGTGACACGTCTCCATCATTGATCCAACCAAAACCATTATCAATCAAATAAACTGACCGCCCATTGACTTTAAGCTGTTTGGTAATTACGCCATAATTTTTAGCTAGTCGGTTTGCAGGTACATAGCCATTTTTAGCATTGGCAGTACTAGCTTGCGTGCTTGATAAAAATACGCCACCAAATGTGACGGTTTGCCCTACCGCGTATTTAAAGCTTGGTGTCGTTGCTGCTGGTTTACTTGCTGGTTTAGCCATTGTTGCTGCTATTGTTGATTTATTGCCTGCGTAAGCTTTCCACGCTTTTGCATCTCCAAAAAAGATGTTTAGATCAAGATTGCCATTCCAGCCAGGTAAACGACCGCTTGATGTGTATTGGTGCATGGCTACGTTTGGGAACCCTCGTCCAGCTGGTGTGTTGGGCTTGTTATACCCTTGTGGTTGATTAGCACCATAATTTGCCAACCACAAAGCATAATCCGCTTTAGCAATTGGACTAAAATCTGCTGAATTTAATACAGCACTGTACGTGTAAAACATTGGCTTGATACCTGTCTTTTGATAGACATAGTCTAGCCATCGTTTAGCCCATGCAACGTCCAGCTTGTTGTCAGACTCCCAATCTAAAATAATGACTGCTTCGCCAATATAATTTTTGATGTTATCTAGGAAAAACTGTGCCTCTTGTTCCGCTGTCCCTTGAAATCCAATTTCGTGGGCATAGTGGTACACGCCTAGTAGCTTACCTGCTTTTTTAGCAGCTTGGTAGAATCCGTCACACGTTGGATTAACATATCCTGTTCCGCCAGTAGCCTTAATGATGATAAAATCAGCAGGAATCGTACCCGCGTTTAGACCTGCTTGGTGGCTTGCAATATCGATGCCATTTAAACTCATATTATTTATCCTCCCCGTTTCGCTTATTGTAATTAATCGCACTTACTCCCGTTACAGCACCTAGAAACACGGCTACGGCATTAATCGTCAATACCGTAATATCTGTATACTCAAAGCCGTAAGCCTTGCCTAACACGCCCACAAGCACGCTTAACGCTGGCAATACAGTAAGCACCACCCATTTGATAATTGTGTAAGTCTTGTCGTTTAATTGCATATCTATCTACCTCCAAAATATTTCAATAATTCCATCAAAAATGCTAAGACCGCTCCTGCGCTTGCTCCAATGCCGAGTATCAATTTCCATGCATTGCTTTTATCTAACATTTTTAATTCGTATTTATGATCTTCTGACTTTTCATTACGCTTCAAAACCGCTTGCAAAATCTGCGCATTCTGCTCTGATTGCCTCGTATTCTGTTCACGCAAAAACCGATTCGATTCGTCAACCCTCGTCAATCCCTCGTTCATACTCTTCTGCATTTCGAGCGTTACGTCATTAAGCCTTGCTAATTCTCTATCGTGTTGTTTTAATTTGTCCTCGTGTTGTCTGACTTGTGATTCTAATTCCAAATACCATCACCTACCCCTAACTAAAAATTTTTAACGCCAACATAAATAAGCCTCCCCACATAAGATGGCAAGCGACAATTAGGTATAATCTCCACCTCTTTTTAACTATATTTGTTATTTTTTAACGCAAAAAGCGCACTCGAAAGAGTACGCTAAAAATTTAGCTAGGATTTAAAAATAAAACATCAGCGCTTGATTCTGTCACGTTACTGCCTACCACAAATTTGTATTTTGGTGTATTAGTTACTGAGATTGTCTCACTGCCGACAAAAAGTGATTGATCAACGTTAATCAGTAAGTCTTTCTCGATGTTCGCAAATCGAATCCACCTGTGCGTTTTTCCTGTGTATATTCCGATTCTTGTCCCGATGACATTCAGCACGTTATAATCTCCTTTAATCGCAGATATATTTATCATATTTGCCATATCTGTTGCGTTATTAGACAGATTTTTGTCAATCAACAAATGGCTTCGTACGATGTTATACATTTTTTTGGCATTTGTATTGTACAATGCATCGATTTCCAACGAATTATCTTCAACGATAGCGTCTACTAGAGACAAACTCATGTTTTTTATTGTTGTACTAATAATCTCTAATGTGTTTGTGTCAATACTAAAATAACTATAAAATTCTGCACGACCTTGTTTAATTAATTCGTTGATAATTGTCGTATTTACAATTTTGACCATTTCAAAACCTAAAATATAGATAGGACGAATCATCAAATTCGCTCCCTCGCTCAAAACAAGTTGAGAACCATCTATGATAAAATCTGATTCTACATAACTACCACCGCGGGAGCATTTTACTATACATTGCTTGTTTCCTTGTGCAGATCCAAAAAATTCAAGCACAGAATTTTTAATCGTTAGTTCCGCAACTCTTATAGTAGACAAGCGACCTGTCAACTTCATTTTTGAATTATTTAAAATTAAGTGAGCGCACCATTCAACGCCACGAGCAAGCGAACCTACGCAATTTGTCAAAGTAACGCGACCGGTCATTTCAGGGAATTCTGTTATTTCATTTCCCAAATTCCACGAGCCG